ATAACTAGCTATAGAAGTCCAATTAGAGTATTGAGAGTTAGTATCATTGTCTGCTCTAATTTCAAAATATAAAGTATCGCCTACTTGTGCATCAAGAACTGATTGTAAGTAAGATTTGCTAAAAGTGTATTCTGTATTTAAAGCGTTTTCGTCTCCTACATTACCTGTAGCTATACCATACATAGTTGGGTTTGCTTTATCAAAACTCATTGCGTATCGTTGTGCACTATATTCATATCTGTCTGGTGCTGCGTCCCAGTCAATAGTTATACTTCCATCGTGTAAATTAGCTGAAGTAGTTAAGTTACTTGGGTCTCCTATACCATCAAGTATCTTTGGGTCATCACAAGCATTATCTCCTGTAGGTGCAGACCAGTCTGTTTGGTTATAATCAAATGGTGTTCCTGCATATAAATTCCAAGAAGCTTGATTAGTCAAATCAGAAAAAGTGTAATCAGTTATGTTGTTAGACCTAACGTCCAAAAGAAGTAGTTACACAAAAACTATTTGTTTCAGTTACACCATTAGATTGACTAAAGAATATTGTATAGCTTTCGGGTGGACTATCTTCAAATCCATCTGAACCTAATATACCAATAGTAAAAGTTCCTGCGTTAACATCATTACTAGCATTTTGTCCATAAGGTGCTTGTGTTGGAACATGTTTAGCCATAGCAATAGGTAAAGGATATATTAATAAACCTACTACTAATAAGCGTAGGAAAGTATTGAGTTTATTAATGATTCTCGGCATTATAAACTAATAATAACAGACAGCCTAAAATATTAAGGTAAGTCGTCCTCTGTTAGTTCCCAGCCAATGTGATACTGTTGATGAAAGTTTGCTTGTGATGAAACTTTATTTCTTTTTTTCTTCTTAGGCTTTCCATACTTGGCTTGGTTTAGTTTTTGACTACTAACCATTCCAGCTGACATTTTTCCTAAGTAACTTTGTAAATCGTACATAAGAGATTTATAATATCATTAAAATATCTTAACAGTGGTTTTGAAATGTTAAATTTTTATTAACGAGAACCACCGTCATACAATAAAGCATGACCCTCATCCACCATCTTTTGATTTATATCTATATCGTCTATTACAAGAGTTCCTAGAACTCTACCGTATTTACCTGTTCCGTGTGATTGCATTTCAACTTCTGCATTTTCTAACTCTTTTATAAGCCAATCTTTTGCAGCCAGCCCTCTTGCTTTCTCTTCCAAATCTCTTGTTCGTGATTCTGGAGCATTAATCCCCATGAGACGTACACGACATTTATGCCAGACATTAAAACCCAAATCAATTCTAACATCAACTGTATCTCCATCTACTACTCTTAATACTTCTACTTTATAGTAAAACATTACTCTTCCTCTTCCCAGTCAACATAATCGTTATCATGTGTAGCTTTATGTATATTACCCATTCCAAATTAATAATACCTTAGAAATGACAACGAGGCGGTTATACCGCCCCGGAGTCTAGCGCACATCTGCCCTTTCGGGCCTTCTTACGAAGTCTTAACCTTTTGGTATTTTTGACATAAAGTCAAATGGCGCGTCTTCAAGTGCGTTTTGAACGACTGCGACTAAGGCTGACGCACCGGCAATCAAGCCAGCCATCAAAACATCTGCTTCAAACATTCCTGCTTGATTAGCCATTAGTACGCCTGCAAAAACCTGCACAGCTGTTCTAATAGCTCTTATAGCTACATCTTTCCAGTAACTGTTTTTCAAAATAATCTCCTAACTATCTTGTTGATAAGCGAAGGTAGTATCCCATGTAATTTTACCGACAACTCCGTCAGCTTTTAATCCATGTTCTTTTTGAAATTTGATACAAGTCTGTTCAGACTTTCCACCATATATTCCGTCTCCGCTAAGTCCGCCCACGGCACTCTGCCAGAGCTTGACATCTTCTCCTCTAATAAGAGGCATATTTCTTTTAAGTACTCTTCCCGAAAAAGGAGGTACTTTAGAGAAATCATAAACTGTAGTTTCTTTTTTAGGTTTTTCTACTTCTTCAAACTCGGTATCGTAATCATCTACAGACATCCCCTTCATGTATGAAAAGAACTTATCCCAGTCAAAATTTTTACCGGGGTCTGTTCTTCTACCCGGGTCACATTCTGCGTGTGATATGAAACCTTTTTTACCAGCGTTCCACTCATCTATGGTTACTCTTTCCATTGGAATATTATACATTTCTGCTTTTTGCGCACACCAGCTTGCTGATAATGCTATGACTGCTTCTTCGTAAACAGGGTCTTCTCCCCATTTAGCTGCAAAATAAGCAATCTCTAATCCTAATGATTTACTATTAGAGCCTCTACAATGAAAGGCGGTAAAGTCGTCTGGGACCAGCTCAACTATTTCGTTATCGTCTATTACTACATGCGCAGAAGCTGTTCTGGGTGTAGTTGACAAGTATTTCGCAATGTTTACTGCTTTTTTTCCACCTTCAGCAGTGTGCACCACGATTCCTTGAATTTCTTTTGAACGTGTTGAATAGTACTGTCCCTTGTTACCATTGCCTCTAACTTTAGCATTTGGGTTTTCGTTATCTACTAAGTAAAAACTCACAATACTCCTATTAATATTACTGATTGTATCAATGCTAATAATAGTATAAGTTTCTCTAATCTTGAGCTTTTACTGTTTAAATCGTTAATAGCTGCCCACAATTTATCTCTATTAACAATAGCTAAATCAGCTTTATTTTTAACTTCTCTTAATTCTTTTTTAATATTATTTAAGTTTTTAAATAAATCTGATGGCTCTAAAGGTTGCATTATAAGACCTGCATATTATCCCAAGGAAGTTTATTTTTATTGTTTTTAACAGTAAAAGTTAAAACTCCAGCATAAGAATTTTTACCTGTTAGATTTTCGAACCATTCGGAACCACCATCAACAGATGGGGCTTGCATAAGAGTTCTCTGACCCTCATTAATTACAAATAAATGATGAAAATGACCGGATAAAAGAATATCCACATCACCTATATTAGTTTTACCAAATGCCTGTCCAGACAACCAATTGATTGCTTTTTGATGTGAATAACGTCCTCCAGTACGAAATTGGTGGCCATGGGCTAGCCCCAGTATTACTCCATCTATATCTAAAGTAATCCATAATTCATTTTCTGGTATGACAAATGATATATGGTCAAATGCTTTATTCATTGCTAAAGCTTCTTGTGACTGGTCAAAGACAGCTACATCAATATTGTCACCAAATGTAGTATGTGCCTTACCGTTTTTTCTGTTCTCACCATGATTTCCGGGAACTGCTGCTACAACAATTTTATCAAAATGCGGAGCCCACTCCATAAGTGCTTTGATAATTAATCTTCTAGCTACCATTTCTTGGCGACGTTGGTCAATCTCGACTGAGAAATTTTGCATGGCGTAATGGTCACCGCACCCTTCGACGAGGTCACCTAATCCAAACACATAAAGTTTGTTTATAGGATTACCTGTTTTACGAAGTTCTTTTACTCTGTCTATAACATCTGGAATCATCTGTGTTGTTCTTTTAATTATTCCTTCTGTTCCATCTCCATCGCGCTTTCCGAGTTGCCAGTCAGAAAGACACACGACCATGCTACCGTTTTCTTTTGTCTTTACTTTTCTAGCTGGTTTTTTGGCTTTTTTAATTTCTGCGACAAGCTTGTCAAAGTCTTTATCATTCTCAAGATGTTTCCTAGAGCGTACATCTGCTTTATAATAAAACATTCTTTGAACGCCTTCGGGTGTTTGCATATCCCAAGTTCTAACATGGACTGGTTCAATTATTTCAAACTCACCGGGGTTGAACCCAAGCATTTCAATATAATTGTCCCATTTTTTTCTAGCTTCTTTTTCAGATTTTACAGGACCAGACGCTACATAACTTTTACCACCATTAAGAACGACTCCCGGCTCCCAACCTTTGGGGTGTTCTTTTTTATCAGCTTTAGCGTTTTGTACAGTCCTTACTGCTTTTGTGAAATCATCAAGATTTTTGGTCATGCGTTTCCCTTAATTGATGTCTAATAGTGTGAATAGATAATGGACATTCTTTTTCTTTTTGTAACCACCTAGCTATAACGCTAAGGGCATATCCTTTGTCAACACCAAGCATTGCTTCTTCCCAAGCTTGTTTATTCTCTGGTGTTTTATCTCTCCATGCAACCCTGTTAGATTTTGCATTTTCGTCTTTTGCAAAGTTCTCTAAAGAACTCATCACCGGCTATTCTTCCTCTGCTACTGGTTCTTGTATTGCCCGTTGGGAAGCTTCAAGCACAGACCGTAGTCTAGAGTTTTCGATTTCCTTATTTGCTACTTTGGCACCTAAGTCCCTTATAGTAGCGTCTGCATTTTGCAGTTGTTGAAGTAATGAATTTACAGCTGTCTTTAACTGATTAATATCCATATCTTCTATTTTGACCGATTCAGCCATATATACCTCCGTTAGTTATATACTAAGGGTATTATAACACTTCATTGAGTGCCTTGTGGTTTTTAAATGGTTGTTTTTATTCTTCGAATTGCTTTGTAATTTTTAGATACAAGTTGACTAAATCGTCAGCGTCTTGTACTAAATTAATGCCTTTGATACGCATATAATTAAACTGCTTTAAAACAGTCTCTTTAAATTGCTCGTCATCTATCAACTCATCAATAGCGTCTTCGCGTTTAGTTCCTTCCGGAAATTGTGGTATATCCATGCTAGGATTATACCATGAATAATAAGAAAATCTTTATTAAAATACCCGCTTTAGATGATTCTGAATTAACACATACTATAGAAGACGCTATCAAAAAAGCAGCGTATCCCAAAAGATTAGTGTTTAGTATTTGCCTTACCTACAAAAGTGAAGTAGCTAAGAATGAATTAGAAGCATATCTAGACAAATATTCTAAAATATGTGATTTCAAGGTAACTATGCAGACATATCACGAAGACTTATTAGGTGTTGGTAAGGGTAGGTATATAACAGAATCTAACTACGATAATGAAGATTATGTATTGCAGATAGACTCACATACTTGGTTTTGTGACTTTTGGGACGAACATCTTATTCGTATGCTAGACAAACACGATGATAAGACTATTCTTACAGGTTTATTGCCTTCCTATGAGCCAAAAGGTAGATATCCTCTAGGTAAAGGTATATACTTTGCAGAGTTTGTAGAAGAAAGAACATACTGTAGTTGGCTACCTAACTGGAACCCTAAAGAAATAAAAACAGATGAAGAGTATTTTGATAATAAGTTTTCTGCACATTTTGCTTTTGGTACAAAAGAATTTGGTAAATACTCTGGATTGAACCGTGATTCTTTCTTTTGGTCTGAAGAACCAATACAAGACTATAATTTAAAGAATAATGGTTTTAAGTTAATAAGCCCTAATATAGCGTACCCATTACTTTGTCATTTGTATTATGAACATATCCATGAAGAACACGGCAAAAGAGTAGGTATTGATAGTTTTCTTTTAAAAGAAGAAGCAGATTATTTAATGAACGTGTACGACAAAGAAGTTTATGATTCTTTCTTTTCTTCTTTATCAAATGTAAGTAATTCATAGTCATGACTTATTTCTTTATCACCCATAATACTTCTAGGAGCTCTATCAGTAACTTTACTTCTTTTTAGAAGTTCCCATTCTAATTCGTATAAATTGACCATACTCTATGGTACTATAAAAATACATTCTCCCGGGCATTCTTCTGCTGACTCTGTAACTATATCTTCTTGACCCTCTGGAACTCTTGCTAAGCCTTCTGCACCTTGGTCATTACCATCAATAGCACTAAATATTTTAAGTGCACCAAAATTACCAACACTCTCTTGAACGTATGCTAAGCCATCATTTTTCATAGTAAAAACATCTGGTGCTATTTCTGCACAAAGGCCGTCACCTGTACATAAGTCTTGGTCTATCCAAACTTTCATTTTTTACGATTTTTTCTTGTCATATCTCTATACCCACCAGTCATTTTACTACGTAATTTAAAACTTTCAGTGTCGTTATTTTTGTAGTCCTTCTGTAAAAACTCTGTCACTTGTAACTTATGTTTAGACCTTTTAAAAGGAATGACATGTAGAAAGGGTGTACCTCTTTGTAGTATCCTATCTCCTTCGCTGTGCCAGATTCCCGGAAAGTTTACTTGATGAAAATTATCTGTTTCTACAATGCCGGGGAATAAACTAAAGTCATCATTAGGATGTAGTAGTGGTGGTATGAATAACATTGACCATCCCGGAGGTGTTTCAAAAAACCAAGGACTTGTAAACTTTACAGCTTTTCTTAAATCTTTTCTCTTAAAAGGATATGTCTTAAACTGATTTTCGTCGTGAAACTCTATTGTGCTACCTATACCACCATCGTGATTAGTTTCAAAATGAAAGTCTTCTCCATGCCTTTGAATTAATATGTCAGACCACAAAGGTATAATGTAACCCTCTGCAAAGTAATCAACTACTGCGGGACACTTCTTAATTGTATGTGATGACCACTTCTTAAGTATTGGTCCTAAAACAGGAAAAGGTTTATGGTCTGCTCTAGGTAAATCCATAGGTAGTTTCCTAAACCAATCCGGTATCATCTGACTTGCAGGGACTGGTGGTGCTAAATCTACTAATGCAGGTATCTGCGTATAGAATCTTATATTGTTACCTTTTATTGACTTCATTATTTATCTCCTGTAAAAAACCAATGTGTAGGTTCTACAAAATGAACAAACAACTGACCTACTTTATTTGTCTGCTTATTTGGAAATTCTTCTCTCCAATGTTCTTGGTCTTCACCATAGAATGCTAAACCTTGATTAGGTTCTAGATAATATTCTTTATCCTCTACCCATAGAGACCACGGTGTATCTTGATATAAACATACGTCTAAAGTATAGGTACAAGCATTATTGTCTTTATGTTTTGGAAGCTTTGCTTCTTCACCTTCATAGTGTGCGAATATAGAGTAACTATGCTCTAAAGTATCACTTTCAAATATTTCTCTAGCCATATCTCTTAGTGGTTGTACAAAGTTTTTTAGCGGCAACCATTCAAAGTCATTAACAAAGTATCTACCAAAATCTTCTGTGTATAGAAACCTTTTGTGTTGTCTTTGACATCTTGATACTAGTTGTTCAAAAACTTTTTCTGGGAATACGTTATCTATTAATTTAGCTTGGAGAACCATGATTTTTTAGGTAGTAGTGTTTTAGGTCTTCTCTCTAATGCGTCTGGATATAACATATTTGTATCTCTGCGATTGACAGAAGATTGACTTATTTGATTCCAAGCTTTGCTAAATGTTTCGTTCCATTCAACATATTTAATCTTTACAGGCTTACTAAACAGTAAGTTAAACATTACAGTATCGTGATTCAAATTTAGTTCTAAGTTGTTCATATCTGTCCACTCAAAAGCCCAAGATAATCCTCTTGACCAAGAGTGTATAGGCATAAAGCCCGGTATAGTAGATACAGGTAAGTTTTGACCAGCATTCCTATCACTTGGGATAACATCCATCCAAACTTCGGGGTCATCTGAAAATAACATTATAGGTAGTGCAACCTGCAATACAGGTTTATCCGGAGAGCCCCAAGCTTCCTTTTCTTCCATAATTACATCATCAAATGGTCCATGATGTTTTACTGCACCATAATAACGTGATGAAGTTGTCCATCCTGCAAATCTATCTACTTCATCAACAAACTGATTTTTCATCAATTCTATTTTCACATGTGACCATGGAAAGTACACTTCAAACATTCGGTTACGCATAAACTGTGTAGATACACAACCATTAGGTGCTTTTACAAACTTACTTGGTGTCTTAAAATTTATAGGAGGACTTACTCTAGCTTCATTGTTTTCTAGTTGTCCCCACTGTTGATTAGGTCTAGGTAAAGTAAATGCTACTTCTGGCATTTCCCTACTTATAGTACTTAGCTTTTTAGACCATATATCTGTTAGTTTTGGTAACTGATAACCGTGTCTTGGTACAGGACATTTCATATTATTCCCTCATCTTTCCATCTTTTCTTATTTTGCTGAGTCAACCAACGGTACCAACCATTTTGTCTAGTTCTCTCACCAGCTCTACTCTTAGCATAGTATTCTTTTTCCTCTTCATCCATCTTTCTTGACTCAAAATTTTCTAAGTCCCAACCGTCTCTTTTAATAGGTATTACCTGTATTAAAGGCATACCCTGTCTAAATATTCTTTCACCCCGACCATGATATAAAAATGGAATGTTCATTTGGTGGTAACTATCTGTTTCTACAACACTAGGAAATATTTCTATTTCCCAATTTCTGTGATACCAAGGTTGTGTAATAAGTACAGACCAACCCGGAGGTGTCACTATATCCCAAGGATTAGCAAACTTTAAAGCTGTATTAAAAGATTCTGACTGTATCGGTAGGTTACCTATCGATTGTGGTTTATGATATGTAATTGTATCTTCAAAAGCATGTTTGTTATACCAATTAAAGCCAGTCTTTTCATCATGACTTATCTTAAGGTCTAACCATAAAGGTATGATATAACCACTAAACATAATATCTTTTACTGTAGGACATTTTTTCATTGAGTGGTCTTTATAGGGTACAGAGTTCCAACTACCGTCTCCTCTCATCTCTGACCATTCTCTTTGTAGTTGTTTGTAATACGCAGGTATAAATTCGCTTGCAGGTTTAGGTGGAGCTAAGTCCACATACTCTGGGCTTGAAGTAAGGAATTGAATTTTATCATCGCCGACTTTATGTTTCTTTACTTCCAATAACCTACTATATTCTTTGGCCTCCCACCATTTTTTCATTTTACTCCATTATTAAGTCTGCTACTTGTATAGCTTTTAACAAATCATCATCAACATCTTTAAATGTAATTGTATCATCATTGTTCCAGTGAATAATTTTGATAGTCTTACCAAGACCATTTAGTTTTGCAACAGCAGCGTCAACATCATCAATGAGGTCTGGTATCCATCTAAGTATGATTTTCATGTTAGGATTGCTACTAAGTGTCTCACTTGCACCATCAATAACATCTAATTCATTACCGTTTGCATAAACAAGCATTAAGTCAAGTGTTAAATCTAAACTGTCTACGGTAATAACTTCTACAGATTCGCTTGTGTCACCCATAGCTTTATTTATTGCACCGCCAGATTTGTTGTCTTCAAAGAATACTAAATCAGTAGTTCCAGCTGAAGAACTACACATCTTGTTAATGTTTGTACTTTCCGGAACATTGCTTTCTAATAAAGCAAACCTATCTGATTGTGGCTCTACTGATGTTACAGTAGTTCCTTCTTGAGCTAATTGTTTGGAAGATAATCCAAATCCTGCACCAACAATTAAAGCATTATCAATATCCGGTGCATTATGAAATAACCAAAATTCTAAAGAGGGATTTATGTGACCTATCTCTTCTACTCTTGATTCGTATATGTCTGCGTTGTCATAATCAATTACAACACCACATCTAAAGTTTTGTCGTTCTATAGCCAATTTTGTTCTACCTCGTTCTCTAATCTACCAGAAGGGAATTCAAATCCATTTTTAGTAGAATTTCCTAATATGAAATAATAATTATCCGGTGTTGCGAAATTAAAATGTAATCTAATGCTGATACCATCTACTGACTCTACTGAGTGATTAACGTCACCACCACAGTAAGCTACAGCTTCTTCATTTTGTAGAAGAATTTCGTCATCTCCGTAAGTTAATTTTAGTGGAAATTCAGAAAAGTAGTTGTATAGTATCGTATATTGTGCAGGACCAGTATCAGTATGTGGTGATTTTTCTACACCAGCTTCATACCAACTTAACGTAGCGAACGTAGGCAATAAGTTGTGTATTTCAAACGTTTCTCTACTCTTATCAGTAAGGACTTTATGATATGTATTTAATTCTTCACATAGCTTTACCATATGAGTTCCATCGGGACTTTCATTCCACCCCGAGCTATGCGGTGTTTCATTATCTAGCCAATATTTAAGTTCTTCTAATTGATTACCTTGATACAGGTTCGACATTTTAATTGCATTTATATAGTTACTCATTGTGGCATTTCCTGTTTATATATATCCGGCATGTCTTTAAGGTCCATTGGGTGTCCTAACCAAGTAACAACTGCATATTTATGACCACTAACAACAGGCATAGCTTGGTGCGTGTAAGCATAATTGCTAGGAAACAAAACTAAAGCAGGCTTTTCTGGTTTTATCATTTCTTCAAAATGATGAAAATATGTTCCGCCACCTTCGTACTCATGTGGATTTAAAAGTATCAAAGCGGACAAATATCTAGGTATATGAGGCGCATAATCAGAATGGCCTTTGTACTGTTGTCCGTTACCATACTTTAGTAACTGATACCCTTCATCAAACAATATAGGAAACTCATACTTCTTTGTGTAATCATTTACATAGTGTTGCATTCTTTTTAACAATAAATCTTGTATATTTCTAAAGTCTATTAACAGTTTTTCTTGTCCACTTTTAACAGCGTCTCTGTATTCTCTAGCTTCTGTAGGGGCGTAAGCTATATCAGAAATACTCATCAACAAGTTACTTCTAACTTCTCCGCCTTTATGTCCTTTACCTATGCTTGCGTCTTTAAATCCATAAGTTAAATTAGACTTATCTAAGGCTTCTGCTGCTTCTATAATTTTTTCAGCTTGTCCCTCTGAAAAGAAATCGTCATATACTTCTATAACTCCTGCATACTTTTTCATCTTAATTCTCTCCCTTTAACATATTTCATATCTACTCCTGCTTCTTCACTTGCTACGTCATAATGACTTGCACAAGAAACTAAGAAAGCAGATTTTCGACCATTAAGTAATGGTGTAGTAGCGTGTGACCACATGTAAGAACTAGGCATAATAACTACACTACCAGCTGGTGGTTTGTAAGGTGCTACTTCGGGAAAATATCTAAAATCTAATGCTCCACCATGAAAGTTATCATTTAAGTAGGTAAGTGCAGTAATTCTTCTAAAGTAAGGTGCAGGGTAGTGCTGATTAGTCGCAGGATTTCTTGTAGAATGATTATCGCTATGATAAGTCATATGCTTAGGTGGTCTATATGTTATATATTGCCAGTTCTCCATCCAATTGATTTCTCTAGAAACTTCTGGAAACATTTCTAAGTATTTAGCTATTTTATCTAACACATTCTTTTGTACTTGTTTCAAGAATTGTTGTGACTCATTCCTGTTAAAATTATCTTCTGGGTTAAACCTTATTGGTCCATTAGCAAGTACTACTGATTGAACAGAATCGTTTCTTTTAAAATCATCTTCTGTAAGAGTAGGAACCCATGCGTCTACTTCGCTATCCATAATGTCTATTACTCCGTCTGGAATTTCTAGACAATTCTCCCACGACCAGACACCTTTTACAATTTCTTTAGGTTCTACTCTTTTCCATAAATTATTCTTCTTCATAACTTTCATAAATAGATATTTCGTGACTATCTACTTCTTCTCCATCTATTGTTACAATTAAATCATACCATCCTACATCTAATCTTACATGGTCAGTATGGAAGAAATTAGGACCAATGTCATATTGCATAATCCATGTATCAGCTTTAACCTGTTCTTCACTAGGGTTATCTAAGTTTTTTGTCCATACTTCACAATGATATTGAGGTAAGTTATCTCTATCAGCAAAGTCATTTATGTAAGCTACTTGAAAATATACACCGCTAGATTCGTTATTAGGTGCGAGCATATGTTTAAACTCGGGTATATGTACCCATTGAGCAATACTAGGGTCATCAACATAATCTTTTATATTGGGTGAAATACCAGTATGTACTTCGGCTGTTTTATTTTCCCACTCTTCTTTGTAGTCTTCTACTTCATCCCCTTCTGGGATGTAGAATACTGTTCGCATATATCCCCCCTAAGTGACTACGCTAATGCGTTTAAGCTGTCGATTGATGTTTTAAGATAATCTATTGTTGCGTCTAATGTAGAACTTTTTGTAGCTTTGTATGCGTCAACATCTGCTATAAAAGCGTCCTCATCAAAAGCTGCGATATCTTCACCAAGTTTATAAAGACAGTTAGCAACTGCTTTTTCAAGCATTTGTTTTGCGTCATCTTTCTCAACTTGCAATGCGTCAGCGTCTATTGATATATCCATATCATTTTCTCCTACTGTATAAGATTTATTTAATAAGTATAACAACTGAATCCTATTTACTGTGTTTTTATAATATTGTGAGTACGGCTCCCATTTTGTTACCCATTTCTCATTTTCTGGTATTACTATATCTTTATAATTAGCTATATCATAAAAAAGCCTTATCTTCTCATCTTCTACAGGAATATCATTATCTCCGTCACCATCTAGTTCTTCACTACCAATAGTTGATATGCCTACTACATATATAGATGAATAATCCGAGGTTTTATAAAGGTAAGGACTTGTATTATTTATATAAAATTCTGTTTTAGGAAGTATGTTTAAATCAATTTCCCATTGATATCCTTGCTGGTAGCAAAATACACATAAGTTAGTGTGTGTTAGTTCTCCATAATTACAAAGTTCCATGTTATGTTCAGAAACTCCGTCTTTTCGTTTAATATACCATTGTAATTTTGTATTATCTCCTGTATCAATATCTACGTAATCATTGCTACCAAAAGATATTTTTGTTCTAGGATAATCGTTTATATAATCTGCTAATTCTTCATGGTCTATTTGCTCCATATTATGAAAGTAATACCAAAGGTCATAATCAGATTGATTGCTATCAGCTCTGCTGTAATGAATTCTTACAGTAGCCATGCTAAACCTTGAATGTCTTGACTGTACCGGAAGCGTATCCTGTTACGTCGGTTAGAACTCCTGTTAAAGGTATGTTTTGTGAAACTATAAATATAACTCCACCACCAGTAGTTGTTTCACCACTAGCTTCTATTGTCCCATAACCTTGTATTTTTCTAGCACATAATACTACAACTCCTCCACCATAATTGACAGAGTCTCCTGCTCCTCCCATTAACGGGTCTGGTGTAGTTTGTCCAGCGTGAACAACAATTCCTTGTACAGCTAAGTCTGGATGATTAAAATATTCAGCACCTTCATCTGGGGCGGTTGCAGTGTATCCGTTACCATTTCCACCTAGGGAATTGGTGACGGCTGCAAGACCTCCGGGCTTCAAAGTCCCGGTTGAGGAAACGCCACCAACTCTACCTATCTTTGTATCGCCTTGATTTGTTGATGTTGCAGCTAAAGCTAAAACATTTCTTACAAATACTCTGAACCCTGCGGTATCTAAAACAATTCCGGGGTCTACAGTTAGGTTGTTATAAAACATATCTCTTGTAAGAGATGTGTTAGATGATATTGTTACGTTTCCATCCATACCAGAGCCATATATTGAGTCTGGTATTACATCAAAAGTTTCAAAGTCTGTAGGTATTGCTGCATTTCCGTATTCTATTATTGGCATATTAAGCTCCCGGGTCTGTATCGTCTGCGTCGATATTGTATACTGTTACGACTGTTCCTGCTCCTGCTGTTCCTGTTCCAGCAGTTCCTGCTGCTGCGGCAAGAGTAAGTCCAGAAGGCAAAGGTTTAGTTCCTGTAACTAGGACGACTGTTCCCCCACCTGCGTTATATCCGTCTGAAGCTGTTGCACCAGCCCCTCCAGCACCTCCTGTGTGATAAACAGTAGGATTTGTATTAGTAGGGTTTGTACCATAGTTAGTTGGATTAGAGCCATAGTTAGCACCGTAGTTAGCACCATAGTTTGCTCCAGAGTTAGAACCATAATTAGTTGGGTTAGAACCGTAGTTAGTTGGGTTAGAACCATAGTTTGTATATGGGTGCGAGTGTGCATAATGATAATGATAAAAACCTGTAGGTGTGTTATTAGCTGTAAATCCATGCCAGTGATAATGTGTATGTGGATTAGAACCACTATATGAGTAGTTATTTCCCGGATGTGTATTTGTGTTACCCGGATAGCTATAGCCATAAGAGTACCCGTAAGAATACCCATAGCTATATCCATAAGAATAATTATTACCGGGGTGAGTATTTGTATTACCCGGAACTGTATTACCCGGTGTAGAAGCGTCTGGTGCAGGCGCACCCGCTGTTCCATCAGTACCAGCTACAGAATCATCTGCGTCAGCTCTTACTGTTCCATCTCCTACAACAGTCTTTGCTAAAACTAAAACAACTCCACCTCCAGCTGCTCCTGTACCTGCTGTAGCAGCATTTCCCGGTGAACCTTTACCTCCGTCAGCTTGAACAGTTTGATAATCAGCCCAGTTAGAGTCTCCTCCATCTGCACCTGCTGCTGCATTAGCAGTAATTGCTCCGTCTCCTCCACCAGAACCTCCACCTATAAATTTATAAGTTCCTGTATCCATATCAATAGCATGACCAGCAATAGCGACAGATAGATTAAACATTTCGTTTTCACCTTCAAAGAATTGATTACCGTCGTGTGTTGATTGGTCTTGTGAACCAGATTTACCACCTAGAGTATCTGTTGCTGCAACACCTTTTGCGAAACCACCTTTAAGAGTTCCAGCAGTTGTTACAGTTGTAAATCTACCAATTCTTGAAGTTGAGTCTGCAAATGTTAAAGTTCCACTAACGAATACACGATAACCATTTGTATCTAAGGTAACACCAGCGTTAATTGATAAATCACCATAGTACATATCTCTAGCAAGAGTTGTATTAGATGTTAAAGTTACATTTCCGTCTTGTCCAAATCCGTATATTTCATCTCCGCCAAGTCTATCTAAAAAGATTGGCTCTGGTTCAATAATAGGCATTAGGTCACCTCTACGCCGGAAACATGTATATTTACAGATGTCGCTGCTGAACATTTTGCAGCTACTGAAGCTGAAGCAGGTATAACCATAGCTACGTCAATAACTGTGGTTGAATTTGCTTGAACAGTCACATCGCCAAAAACGATATGTTGGTCGCCAGTTGTATCCCCTGTAGGAATAACTTTGACTTCTACTGTTCTATCAGTTGCTGTATAGTTCGCTAGCATAATATTCTTAATAATGCACTTGTTACTGTTACTGAAAATTTCTGCTTCAGATGTTCCAAGCGCAGTTACTTCTGCAAGTTCTGCTGCTGTATATACCGCCATTTATTTCTCCTATAATCCCATCCACTGAATTGCTTCGGTAGTATGAAGCTGTTGAGCTTTTACCTTAACCATTGCACTAGCGGAATTGTCGTATAACATTACTAAATCATTATCTTCATCTACATCAATAGATGTTCCATCTGTAAGTCTTGTTGCGTCTAATACTAGTGTTACAGCACCAGAATCAGCACCTCCATTTAAACCAGAAGTAGCTGCTGTAGTAACACCTGTAACGTCACCTTGTTCTAAAACTTGCCAACTTGACCCTGTATAAACCTGTAAACGTGAATCAGTGCTATTGTATATAATCATTCCACTAGCTGGTGAAGAAATTGCATTTCTTTCAGTAGTGGTATAGCTAGGTATTAATGGTCCACCATCAGCTGAGCCAGCTATGAATTCAGATAAACCATTTGAGTCACCACCTGCTGTGGTAGCTACTCTAATAAGATGTTGTCTAGTCGCCATTGTTATATCCTTTTAATTTAAAGTAATTTTCGGGGTCAAACTTAGAATTAATTATTTCTTTAACACTTCTCCCACTAGCATTATTATAGTCTAAAGATTCGTCATCAATGTCTTTTAAAAAGGGTAAGGTTCTAGCAATCCAAGCACTACCCCAACCTAGTGAAAAACCTGCTAGAAATGCTATAAATACTTCCATTATGTATCTCCTAGTCTGGTAAATGTCGCATAAGTCTTGTTTTGGTCAGTGCTTCCTGCAAAACTTCCACCTGTGTTGTAATATTCAAATTTAATTTTATGATTCGTTGTGTCTGTTACATCTATAATTGCTGAAGCATAAGCACTATCTCCACCACCACCTGCTTGTGTTATACCTCTAGCAAGAAAATCAGAGCCACTTGGAGTTGTTGCAAAATTATCATCACTTGCAACAATATATATATTGTGGTGTGCAGAGCCATCTGTACCACTTTGACCTAAGCCTACAATTTCTACTTTATAATATCCTGTTTTGCTAAATGAGAATATCGCAGAACTTTCACTAACATTACTACCAAAATTAGCTTGTAATTTACCATCTGGTACTTCCCAATTTCCTACAAGTGCATTACTTCCTGTAGTAGTTTGGTCTGCTGTAACTCTAAACTGTTGAACGCTAAATTCTACACCATCTGAATAACCAGCTAAGTCTTTACCATTTGCTTTGACTTCACCTGTGCTTTCAATAACAAGTCTGTCTGTTCCAGCAGTAGTCATTGTTATTGTGTCATCATCAGTAGTAGCTTCTACTACAATCTTTGTATCGTTATCACTATCTCTAAATGATGTTGCGGAGTTTGATGTGCCTGTAATGTTAATTGGGTCGCTAGAACCATCAGCCAGAACTAAGTCTATGTCTGTAGCTGAGGTACCAACGTTTGTAAATTCTATTGGGTCTGAACTTGCGTCTGAAAGTGTAAGAGGCATTTCATCATTAACACTGAAGCTAACTGCTGCTGCGATATTTGATTTTGCAACTTTCTTTAATGCAGAAGCACTTGTATCAAATGTTACTAAGAAGTCATCTTCTGCTGGAGATGTATCTTCTGTCAAAGTAGTTATAGCTGTTGTTGTAATACCTGTAGCATTACCTTCAAAAGTTCCAGCTACAAAAGTCTCTGAGCCAACTGTCCACTTATCTGAGCTTTCGTTCCATATAAGTGTTTTATTAGTATCGTCACCTCTCTCAATTTCAATACCACCATTCTCTGAAGCAGAGCCAGTTGCATTGGAATTAAGAACAATTTGATTATCAGCTAAGTTAATTGTTTCTGTATTTACAGAAGTTGTAGTACCAGAAACTGTTAAGTCACCAGATACTACTAAGTCGTTAAATGTTACATCGCTTGTTGTAGCTACAGCTTGTCCGATACTGAACTCACCACTGCCGGAAAGGGTTACACCAGTTCCTCCAGTTAGGTATGATTGAACTCTTGCATTTGTATAATAAAGGTTTGAAGAACCTTCAGTTACTTCATCAGTATCTAATGTTGCGTTTACCCAAGCACTACCATTGTATTTGAGTAGTTCTCCGGAAGCTAAAGAAGTTAAAGTAACATCAGTTAATTGTGCAACTTGAGAACTTGCGTCTCCGGGTTCCCATTGACTTGCACTATTGTTCCATTTAAGAGCTTGCCCATCACTAGGTGATGAAGTTGTGGTATCTACATCACTTAAATCATCTATTGATACAGAACCAAAGTCTATGTCTATCTCACTATTAGAAGTGTCATCAGTAATTGTAATCTTTGCAGAACCTGCATTTATTTTCTTTAATTCAAAATCTTCGCCAGCTTTTTGTTTAAATACTCCAACACCAGCTGTTCCAACGTTAGAAACTGTGTTAGTCTCGCCAGAACCAGATAGACCAGATACTGAAGATAATACAAATGTTCCAGCACTGTCATCCCATGAAACAACCTTTTGATTTTCACTTGAGCCGGGTGCAGAGAATCCAACATTAGCTAAGTCTTGTAAGTCAGCTAGTGCTATTCTTGCGTCTGCTCTAGCATTAGTGTAGTAAAGATTAGATGAGCCTTCTGTTAATCCATCTGTATCACTAGGAATATCGGAAGTTAAAGCTATTGTTCCAGTACCGCTAGGAACTGTATGTGTATTAAGAGTTCCGGATAGTGTTGTATTTCCATCAACTTCTAATCCTGTACCATTCAATAATTGGAAGTTAGTAGTTTTTAATCTAGCAGCTATGTTGCTTGAACCAGCTTTTATAGTAGCAAATTCAATAAGACCATCTTCAGTTCCAGCGGAAGCGTCATCAATCTTACCTGTAATCTTTGCATATACAGTAGAAGCTCCGCCATCATCTTCACCTTTAAATTTAATTTGACCTAAGTAATCTGCGTCAGCAGGAGAGGCACTATCTCTGACAAGATTGATAATTGGTCCAGCAGTTGAACCATCGCTAGTAGATGTGATTGTTATATCACCAGTTGTATCAATATTACCAATTCCTGTAATATTGCTTGAATTTATATCTAAGTTACCACCAAGTTGTGGGGAAGTATCTTCTAGTATATTGTTTATAGATACTGCTTGTGCTCTAGCGTCTGTGTAATAAAGATTAGTGCTACCTTCTGTTAGGTCATCTGTATCTTTTGTTCCAAGTTGTGTGTCAAATCTAGCATTTGTGTAATAAAGATTTGTAGAACCTTCGCTAATATCATCTGTATCTTTTGTAGCTAATTGTGTATCAAAGGTTGAGTTAAAGTCAGCACTGGATAATTTAGTTGCAATACTATTTGTTACGGTAGTAGAAAAGTCTGCGTCATCTCCTAAAGCAGCTGCTAATTCGTTAAGTGTATCTAATGTTCCCGGTGCTGAATCTACTAAGTTTGAAACTTGTGTGTTTACATAGCTTTGTGTTGCGTATGTATTAGTTGTTAAGTATGAACCAACTCTTGTATCTGTATAATAAAGGTTGGTTGAGCCCTCTGACAAATCATCTGTGTCAGCAGCAGCCATCTTAGTATCCCATCTAGCTGTGGTGTAATATAAGTTTGTTGAACCTTCTGATAAGTCATCAGTAGTACTTGCGGATAAACTAGAACCTGCAATAGAAATAACTGAGTCTCCACCCATACCAGAGTGTGATGAACAGTAATAATAAAGAGTATCAGAGGTTGCTGCATTAACAACAATTTGAGTATAAGCTCCAGAAGTTCCGGGAGTTCCAACAGTTGTAACACCAGTTGTATAGTTAGAACCAGAAGCGTGAGTACCATTCTTAGTTGTAGATAATACAAATGGGTGTCCAGATACAGAGCTATCTGATGTATCAAATCTATAAGTTATACCCGGAATTAATTGTATGCTTGCAGAAGTTTCTCCATCAAGGTGGTATTTGTTACCACTTACATTTGCTACTGTGACTGCGAACTCTACTATTGCAGTATTATCTTCAAAGTTTATTGTTTTGTTTGTAAGAGTATCTGTAGATGTTTCAGTAACAACAGTACTGTCTATAGATACAGCACCAGATGAAACGTTTATTCCTGTACTACCTGTAATTGCAGCTTGAGCTCTTGCGTCTGTATAGTATAAGTTATTAGAACCTTCTGATACATCATCTGTATCTTGTGTCTTAATACGAAGCATTCCGTCATTACCCATACCAGAGTGTGCTGTACAGTAGTAGTACAAGTTAGGTGTCATACCATCTACAACTATTTGTAGATATGAACCTGCTGAACCTTGTGAGCCATTAGTTGTAACACCTTGTGTATAACTAGAACCACTAGCATGTGAACCGTCTTTAGTTTCTGATAAAGCAAATGGATGACCAGATGTTGAGGAGTCTGATGTATCAAATCTGTAAGTTACACCCGGTATAAGTTGTACAGTACTTGCTAATTGTCCGTCTAAGTAAAATTTATTACCACCAGAAGCATTTGATACTGTTACAGCGTATTCAATTATTGCTGTGTTGTTTTCAAAATTAATTGTTTTATTTGTAAGCGTGTCAGTAGAGGTTTCTGTAACAACTGTTCCGTCAATAGATATAGCACCTGTGCTATTGTCATAAGTTATACCTGTGCTTCCAGATAAAGCTACTCTTGCTCGTGCAGCAGTATGGAATAGGTTACTAGTACCTTCTACAACATTATCTGTATCAAACTCTGTAAAGTCTATGCTAAGAGCTCCAGATGATTCTGTAATTCCTGTTCCACCTGTTAAGTAAGTAGAAACTCTTGCGTCAGTGTAATAAAGGTTGGTGGAGCCTTCACTTAAGCTATCAGTATCGTGATTACTAATACTTGACACAGTACCTGTGACATTGCCTGTCAAGGCTCCCTCAAAAGTCCCTGCTACAAATGTCTCAGAACCAACAGTCCATTTATCGTCTGTTTCGTTCCAAAGTAAAGTCTTATTACTATCATCTCCTCTTTCTATCTCAAGTCCACCATTTTGTGTAGCTGAACCTGTAGCATTAGAATTAAGGGTTATAACATTGTCCGCAAGGTTAATAGTTTCTGTATCAACAGTTGTAGTAGTTCCAGATACAGTTAAGTTTCCGTCAATTACTACGTTGCCGTCTGCGTCTATATTATTGAAAGTAACATTGTCAGAAGTTCCAACTGACTGACCTATTGCGATTTCACCAGATGATATTGTTACACCTGTACCGCCTGTTATATGAGCTCTGACTTCTGAAGCAGATGGTCCAGTGTATGTGAATGCACCTGTAGAGCTATCATAACTAAATGAACCATCTCCTCCAGAATCAGTAGCTGATACCGCACCTCTTGCTCTTGCATTAGTGAAGTATAAGTTAGTTGAGCCTTCTGTTAAAGAATCTGTGTCGTGGTTGGTTATTGAGGATACAGTACCAGTTACGTTACCAGTAACATTTCCTGTGACATTACCAACTAAGTCAGCAGTAACTTGATTAAAAGTTACATCGCTTGATGTTCCTACTTCTTGAGGTATTGTTAAAGTTAAAGTTCCAGCAGTATCATCATAAGTAGATGTTATACCTGTTCCACCAACAACAAGGCCGTTTACAATATCTTCGAGTGCGTCCTCTACTTCTGGTAAATCTACAGTTAAAGTAAGTTGATTATTAGTGTCGTCATAGCTTATATCTATTCCGCTTGATGTAGAATCAACCAATAAAGCTGCGACTCTATCATCTACTCTTTCTGAGGTAAAATATAAGTTGCTACCTTCTGTTAAATCATCTGTTGTAGCGGCAGCAATTCTAGCGTCTGCTCTTGCGTCTGTATAATATAGGTTAGTTCCTTCAGACAAGTCACCAGTATCTTTACCTGTAAAAGCAGTATCAAATCTAGTAGTTGTGTAATAAAGATTAGTACCTTCAGCTAAGTCAGAAGTACTAAAGTCACCTAAATCAACTGTAATAGTTGGTGTTGCTGTTTCTCCAGTATTGTTAGAAAGGTCTATACCTGTACCAGCAACAAGACTTGCAACGTAAGCACCTTCAGTATCAGTACCTAAGTTAAGTGGTTCGTTTACAAAAGCTGAACCGTTGTATCTAAGAATATCTCCTGTAGCTGTAGAAGTTAAAGTAATATCTGATAAATCATTTAAACCTGCTGATAAAGTAATTGTAGGTGTTTGTGCTTCTCCGGAAGTAACATCTACTGATATACCAGTACCAGCTGTTATGCTTTGTACGAAATCTCCTACAGTATCAGTTGCTAAATCAACAGCGTCATTAATCCATACGCTTCCGTTGTATCTTAAAAAATCTCCATTTTGTGAACTTGTAAGTGTTACATCGTTCATTTCTGCTAATGTATCTTCGGTTGCTACTTGAGAATCAACATAAGCCGTAGTTGCAACTTTAGTACTGTTATCGCTAGCAGATTGAGTAGTAGCTGTTACACCATCTGCAAGTACAGAAGTAGCAGTAACATTACCTGTTGTATCTCCAGTTAAGTTTCCAGTTACGTTTCCTGTAAGGTTTCCTGTTACGTCTCCAGTAACATCACCTGTAACATCTCCAGTTAAATCTCCAGTTACGTTCCCTGTAACATTACCAGTTACATTTCCTGTTAAGTTACCTATAAAAGTAGAAGCAACAAAAGATTCTGAAGATACTGTCCAGTAATCATTTGTTTCATCCCAGAGCAATGATTTATTAGAGGATGTTCCTCTTTCAATTTCTATACCTGCGTTTTCACTAGGAGAACCAGTTACATTATTATTTAAGACTATTGTGTTATCGTCTACTGTTAATGTTTCAGTATTAAGAATTGTTTGTGTACCAGATACAGTCAAGTTACCTGTTACAGTAAGATTATTACCTACTGTGACGTTGTCTGGTAAACCAACTGTCAAAATCTGACCACTAGCACTAGTTTCTATTTCGTTAGTAGTACCTTGAATTGTAAAAGTTTGTGAGTCTAAATCTACTGCACCAGTTCCTGTATCACCTGCAAAATCAACATCTTGTGCTGTTACATCAGATAATAAAGCAACCGTTCCAGTCGCGTCTTGAAAAGTTATTGTTCGGTCGGCAGTCGGGTCTGTTACTACTAATGTAGATTCAAAGGAATCATTAGTAGCACCCTCTAATGTTAAGGAAGGACCACCTATTGTTAAGTTAGCAGTTTGTATGGTGTTAAATTCTACAGAATCAGAAGTACCTAATCCTAAAGAGTCTCTAACTGTGGAGCCAGACTCCATAATAAAAGTACTTCCATTACCAACAATAAAGTTTCCGTCGGTTGGAGTTAACCCAGATAAAGCTTGTAATTCTGCGTCATAACCTTGAATATCTGTTCCGATTTCTAATCCAAGAGCTGTTCTAGCAGCTGAAGCAGTTATAGCACCTGTACCACCATCACTTATTGAAATAAAGTCCGTAGCTTGAAACTCTGAAAATTCGGATACGTTACCATCTGTATCGAATACATACCTAATTGGGCTTTTTGCGGCCATTATAAATTACTTTCTGTCATATCTATTTCTAGTGTTCCAAGTGAACTTCCAGACGAATTTTCACCCAGAGAGAATAGTAAGCTGTTGTCACCGGACGCAGGCATAGTTATTTTATGAGTAGTACCATTTGCTTCTTTACAAACAACTGCTCTAGCGCTAAAACCTACTGATGAACCTCCACCACTTACGTTAACACCGCTAACTGTTTGGTTAAAGAAGTGATTTTTGAGAGGCATTCCAGATATACTTCCGTCACTTAGCCTTGTTGGTATTCTACCACTCATACTTAAAGTTCTTGGTAACTTAGCTTTGAAGGTAACTTTTTTATTTGAAGTATCTGTTGTAATGTCCAATTCGTTTCTATCAGTAGTAGAATCAAATGTTACTGTCTCACTAGTTTGTGAAGCACCTAATGTTGATTGACCGCTAACACTAATAGAAGAAAAAGCATTTTGATTTGTATCACCTGTTTGAGAGGCAGCAAATGTAATTTTGTCATTGTTTTCATCGAATGTAAGTGTCATTCCAGAACCAGCAACAAAAGTAAGTGTGTCACTTTGACTATCTGCTTCTATTTGACTACCAGAAGTTGAACCCGCTCCATCTAGTGGTGATATATATTTAAAGGCATTATGTGCAGAAGTATCACTAGCAATAGTTACTGTACTACCCGAAGTTGTAATATTTATACCAGAGCCTTCAGCAAAGGTTAAAGTATCATTTGTTGAATCAGCTTGTACTGTTGTTTCTCCAGATACAGCTAGATTAGAAAAAGCAAATTGTGTGTAATCTACTGTAAGCCAAGATAAATTACCACTACCATCTGTAGATAATACTTGTCCTACTGAACCTGTATCACTATTTATAGATAATTTACCAGATAGTAGATTGAGAGTACCATCTGTTTCAAGCTTTACATAAGCTGTAGAGTCTGCACCTAAATATACAGGATTGTTTGTTGAAGTACCTAAAGATAAAGCACCATCAGATATAACAGACTTACCATCTAGGTAAAGTATGTCTTGTTGAGATTCTATTTTTGTTGTGTAATTTTCAGTTTGAAAACCTTGAAAAGTGTACGTATACGACGTACTGGTAGCCATTTCTTCCGTAGTATGTGTATTTTCAGTCTGGGCCATTATACGGGTTCTCCATACTCATCAAATTCTTGAGTATTCTCCCAGTTCCCTCCCATTTTTTCATATACAAAACGCAGTCTCATTATTTCCTTTTTAATGTCTTTATCAGTAGATTTCCATTCATCATAATCGGAATGTGTCTCGGAGAGTTTATTCATATTATGTTGAAATAAAGCTTGTTCCATATTAAACATACCTTCTAAAACCATAGACAATTTATCCCCGTGTGAGAGTAGTTTATATTCAAATGTTTCCTTTTTAGGATTAGTGGTATCTTCGGTCATATGATTCTCCCTAGAATCAATGATACTATTTAGAACTTAATCTTCGGGTTATGTTTCTATATGAGTTCTTGAATTTTGTAGATAATTCTAGTTTTTCTGACCTGTCAGCTTTAGTTTGTTCTGGTGTCATTGTTGACACATCAAAGTTCCAATCATCTCTTTTAAAAGGTATAACTTGTATAAATGGTGTACCTCTCTCTATAATTGTATCTTTTTTAGTATGCATTATTGTAGGAAAGTTTATATGATGATAACTGTCTGTTTCTACTATTCCGGGCAATACTGTAAATCTTTGTTCAAACTGGTAATAAGGAGCTATAAACATTACTGAATATCCGGGTGGTGTATATATTCTCCACGGATTGTTAAACTTTACACCTTCTCTAAAATCACCTTTTTTTAATTTCCAGTTGTGTATTTGTTGATTATTGTGAAATTCAATACCATAAGGAAAATTTTTATTGTCGTATTCAAGTATTTGATTATCTCTTTGCAATAAAAAGTCACACCACATTGGTATAATAAATCCCTCTGTAATTAGGTCTATTATTGCAGGACAACGTTTCACAGTACCACTAGACCATTTTTTAGAAGTTTCTTCTGATTTACCATATCTACCGGGAACACTTCCATCCGGTGTTGGTTGTTGGGGTATATAATCTTTCATTTCTTTAAACCATTGAGGTGTAAAGTGTGTAGATTTTTGTACTGGAGCTACTCGTTCGAGTCCTTCTACATCTGTAGAAAATTCAATGAATTGCTTTCCTCCTAAGCCAAATTTCATTTAGTTACTCGTAACTTCCACCTAAATCTTCAAATTCCTGACGCTTAGCCATAATCTGAGCTTCAACTATTTCTCTATCTTTATCATAATCTTCAGTTGCAGGCAACTTATGATAACTAGCTTCTAAAGAAAATATATCGTTTCTTAGGTATTCAAGCTGTTCTTCAGCAGTTTTTTCTACTGGAATAAAGAACTTAAAGTCTTCGTAAGCCATTTAACCCTCCAAGGTTGTTATTCTATCTTCTAGTAAATCTATCTTAGCAGATAAATCTTGGATTGCTTGTACTAATACTGGAATCATGTGTTCCTGTGAGAAACCTTTTACAGTCTCACCTTCTGGTAAATCTTCACCATGTTCTTCCGTATAGTAATCAACATTATCTAAATATATTGCATATTCACCGGTATGACCATCATCAGCAAGTGCTTGTTCTACATCTTGTGCTGTTAATGTAAATGCAGTGGCTTCTAAATGGTCAGTAATAAAACCAGATATATTTTCTTTATCAGTTAATTTAGTTTGTACATTTCCTATAAAGTTTGATTGAACTGGATTTAATCTATTAACAAAATTTATACCCGGAACAGTATTTGCATTAACATTTAGTAATCTTGAATCGTGAATAATTGTGTTGGGATGAAAGTGACTACTTACAGATATATTTGAATTAAAGTGGTTTGTTTGGTTCATATTGCCGTTACCATTACCATTGTTATGTGTAGATTGAGCATGGTTATACCCACTGTTAACTTTAAAGTTGTCATCAACAAATCCATTTACCTGTGCTACTGTTATATTGGAGCTACCATTACCATTACCTGTTCCGTAAGCAACATTATGGGAACCATTATCATGGCTACCTAAGTTAGAATTACCAAATCCAAAACCTCTTGAGTTTACGTAAGCAAGAGTTGCTAAGTTGGTATTACCATTTCCTGTATGGTCAGAACTAGCATGATGACTACTTGTATGGTTATCTCCTATAACTAAAGAACCTGTATTACCACCAGAAAGAGATAACATATTGCTATTTACCTGTAAAGCTGTAACACCTGCACTTGCAGGAACGCTTCCCCAATATGGTTTACCATTTGCAGTAGCTCTTACAACAAAGTTTGTATTTGTTGTATTTGAGTAACTACCACCATCTTCAAAAAATGCAGGACCAGACCATTTTATTCCATTTGTTCCACCAGATAATGCAACGGCTGAGTTCATTTCTGCTTGTAATGTTAAATCTCCAGATACATCTGCTATATATCCGGATTGACCATTGTTGCTATAAAACTGAATTATTTCACTAGCGCCACTTGATATTTCAACCCTTTGTCCAGAGTTAGCAGTAGCTATTGTTCCGGCTATAGTTCCATCAAGGCTTGCACCAGTCACTGTACCTGTAATAGTGACATCATGAAATGTTGCAGCATTTGAAGTTAGTTGGTAACCTGTTGAATTGTTTGTATCAAAACTACCCTCTAAAGTATTTGCATTTATACTTGTTCCACCAATAGTTCCAGAGTTAGCATTTATTGTTCCTGCGATAGTCGCAGATGAAGCAACCATAGCTCCGTTAGTATCTACTGTAAATGTTCCGCTACCTAGATTTATACTTGAACCATCTATTGTTCCACCATCTAAAATGTCAGCGTTAATAGTTCCACCAGATATTTGATTTGCAGTAATTGTTCCTGTAAAGTTACCATCTACACCAGAAAGTGTTCCTGTGAAGTTACCTCCTGCTGCACTTAAGTTTCCAGAAAAACTACCTCCAGCTGCGTCTAAATCTCCTCTAAATGTACCTGTCTCAAACTCAACAGAACCGTCAGACTTTATAATCCAACCAGCATTACCTGTAATATAGTTATCACTTCTTATTGTTCCGAGTACTGGATTTGAAGGGTCAGAACTATCTGTATCTATAATAATTTCTTTACCGCTAATAGTTCCTGCTGTTATTTTTGCAGCAGTAAGTGTATCTATCTTTGCGTCTGTAACTGCTAAGTCACCAATCTTTGCGGTAGTAATTGTTGCGTCATCAATAAATGCTGTAGATATTAATTCTTCTTCTACTTGTACTGCGGTAGATGGGTCAGACTCATTACCTGCTACGTCAACAGCTGTAACTCTATAAAAAGCAGTACCAGCGGTTGAGGCAGCAAATGTTGCTATTGCAGGAATACTTCCGTCAATGTGTCCAGCTCTAGCAGCTATCTCACCAACAAAGTTAGTAGAACTAATTGTAAAGCTTGATGTCAGACCACGATAAACATTTAAGTGGTCTATATCTCTTGGTAAAGTAAAGTTTGAAGGGCTAGATATAACTGCACCAGCAACAGTTTTTGCAGCACCAAGTTTATGTGTTATTTGTACTTTAGTTGCACTAGCAGCAATAGAACCAAAAGACCCTGTTGGAGCTGTTGGTTCGGGTGGTATAGTTGCGTCGGCAGGCATTTGTGAAGCAGTAATGACAGCAAATCCTCCAGAAAAACCAGAGTTGTCAATACAGGCAACACCAAACTCATAAGTGTTGTTTGGACCTAAACCTTTTATAACTACAGCAGTTGTACCAAACTCTACTGTTAAATATTCATAGTCAGTAACTTGATTGTCATTACTATCAATAAGATTGTTTCCGTCAACATCTGTAACTTGTCTGTATCTAACTCGATACATATTACCATCAGTAATTCTTGAGCCATCTGTGTTTGTTGGTTCGTTCCAAGTTAATTTAGCAAAAGCAAAAGGTCTACCTGCTCCGTCTTGATAAGTACCACTAGCAGCTGCAAAACTTGTAGGTGCGTCTGGTACTGTAAACTCATTCGTACCTCCAACCGCAATTACTGAGGCTGAGGCTCTAAGGTCTTCGTTTATATTAGGACTTGTAGAACCTACTTCTACCTGTGTTACTCCAGACTCAAAAGACACATAGTCTGTTAAATCTGTATAGACTCCTTCACTATTTCTGTAAAACACTCCCATACTGTCTGAAATAGGGAATGAGAGACCCATAACACGAATCTTGACAGGGTTTAAAATTTGTCCTTGATAAGCTATCTCGTGCCTATCTCTGTTTTCTAATGTAGCCTCATCTTGTGTATCTTCGAAACCAACCTCTGGGTCAAAGACAAAGATAACATCTCCTACTCCTATATCTCCAGATAAGTCATAGTCTTCTAGGCCTACAGATAAAGTTCTCTGAACTTTGTTGTATTCATTTAGGTATGCTTCTGCTCTAATATTACGCATAGAGTCTGGTACTTCATTCTCAGAGAGTATCTGTATTCTTTCTAATTCATTACCGTGTAAATCTTTGTAAGGGTTATCTTTTGCGTCTGCTTGTCCCAAGTTTATTTCTTTACCATAGTTAGAAGCGATTAGCTCGACACGACTAACAAAGTCTTCTGCGCTAAACTCTGTTTTTAAGTCTGCACCAGAATAACCTTTAACACCTGCGTCTAAACCAGATAGTCTTCTTACAATCATTCCAGTAGGTTCACTATCTTCGTGACCTGTAAATAATGAAGTACGAGGTCCTACATCAATAGTACCGTCATTCTGCATTTTAAATTCTGCGTCTAAAGATGTACAAATTGTTTTTAAAGACTTGTAAGCTGATTCCATGTAATGCTTACCTGTATATGTTTTGTTCTCTGTAGTAGCTGTAGGTGCAGAAGCACTAAGGGGAAATGCGTCCCAATACTTTGCGTTACCTCTAGTAATAACCATTCCATCAAGATAACCTTCAAAAAAGTTTCCGTCTTGTCCTTTACCAATTTGTAAAGAATCAGAACTTACTCTAACAAACAAATCTGGTCTATCTACTTCTGCTACTTGTACTCCATTTTTAAATGTTCTAAATAAATCACCCTTGTGTGATATAGCAAAGTGATTCCATTGGTTTAAATCAATAGAACCCATATCCATATTTAAGTCATCACCTGTTCCGTATCCATTACCATCGTGAGTAATAAAAGCTTTGTTTCTTCCGTTAACGGCTTTACCGAATATCCATGGTGAATATGTATCGTTGTTTCTAGCCCATACGGTAGGATTACCACTAGATGATGTTCTATATTCATACCACTCACAAGTAAACTCTTGATAAGTTAAATCTAATTCTGGTCTATCAGCTACAGTAACAAATCCGTCTGTAGTTAAATTAAGACTTGTACTACCAAATTGTGCTTGGTCTGTTGATATATCAGCAGTACCACTAAAAGTTACAAGTTGATTAGATGTAAATACAGAACCATCAGAAGTAGTTGTATCTCCATTACTACCTTCATAATTTAAAAGTAAAACTGTATCATCATACTGTACTTCTACAACAGAACCTTTTCTTACTGCTTTCTGTGTAGCGTCTTCTCCACGTAAAATACCATAAGGTGTTGAACCGCTTCTATCTAAAACATCGTCAAGAGTATCTCTGGTGTAAGACCTAACAGCACCAACCCCTGCATTTCTAGCTAATACCATTCCTCTTGAATCAGTATCACCTAGATATCCAAGAATACCTATACCTGCAATTTCTATGCCTTCTTCTGTAATTGCTTGATTTTGTACAATACCAACATACCTAGCCATATCTCTAAGTTGTGCGTCAGTAAACTCTGAAGGATTTACTCGTGTAGAAGTTAAAACAATATTACCCCAAGGAGTTATTGTATTTAAGATTGAATTGGGTGTTGTTTCTAAGCTGAGGTACACATTAAACGTACCGGGAGCCATTAACTTTTCATTTACACTCATGACTTAATTATCCTTACGTACTCATATATGCTGTCCAGATATGCGTCACGCATATTATCTGCTGTATTTTGTCCAGCTGCTGAAGAACCATCTAGAACATAACCTAGAAAAGCTTTCATCTGAGTTCCCGTAAGGTGTATACCACCATTAGTCAAGTCTGTACTAAAGGTAGTTGGAGAGCCTAAGATGAAATAGTTACCTTCAGAATCATTGCTTGAAGATACTATATAACCTGTCCCAGCAGTACTAGCCTCTGCTGTTGTTCTCTCTAAATGTATTTCATCGGCTGTACCATAAGAGTTTATCACAATACTAAAAAATCTTGCGCCTCTTCTTAACGATACATCAAACGTTAACCTACCACTACCATCAGTATTTGCTTGTGATGTGAACCTTAAAGTTCCACACTCAGCATAATTTTTAATTATTTGTACTGTGTTCCATCCATCCCACTCTGTTTGAGAAGAACCCTTACTAACTGCGAATTCTTTTACGCTACGATAGTCGTCGTTTTCCCAAAGAGAAACTGTAAATCTTGATTCTGTATTGCTATTAGTCAAAGTAAATTTAACTAATCCGTTTTCTATAGTTGCTTGGTCAACATTGAGGTTAGGACTTAGTAAGCCATTTCTTACTTTTCCGTTTGTTGATATTTTGACTGCACCCTTTAAATAATCTTCTGGATTACATTCAAACTCTATATTATTACTTCTAATATTACTACCAGAGAAAAACTGCATTGTAGTAGTTGATGTACCATGTTCAGCTATTCTTTCTTCAACAGAAGGAGATGTACCTGTACCAACTGCTGGTATATGTACTGAGAATGCTCCGCTCGGAGGAGAGAAGAATTGTGAATCAGTAGAACTCACACTATGATTATTTTCTAATATAGCTCCAGAAAACTGTGATTCAAATCGTATCTCACCCGGGTTACCTAAATAAGCTAGTGAAATGTTATAACCAAAACCTGCTCCGCCATATCTATTTATAGTTACATCAGAAGAATTAACTCTTACATAACCCTTAAGTGCTGTATCACCTGTATAAGTAAAAGGATGGAAGTGTCCATTCTTAGCCATAGATTCTAATTCATTTCTAATATACTTTACTTCTTCGACATCAAGACCAGTAGCGTTTGTATGAGCAAGAATACCGCTAATTGTTAAATCTCTAGTTCCGTCCATTGCACTATGAGATAAGGACTGTGGAGAAGTAAAACTTAAATGTCCTATTGTAACTTGATGGTCATTCGCCATTAGCACATCTCCTTATCTCTACATTGTTTGCACATACTGTATTTAGGTCCGTAAAAGTATTCGCCGCAATTCCAGTCTGATTTACAAGCTTTTAAATAATGTTTTTCTTTATTATCAATCATTATCTACAACAGTTCGCTTCTATCCACGCAAGTCTAGTTTGTATTTCTCTAACTACATTTAAGTCTTGGTCTTGGTCTACAAGTTGTGTTTCAAGACGAGTAATTTGTATTTTCATATCATCCCATTCCCATTTTTCGATTTGAACATATTGGTTAGTATCATTAGCTATTTCTAGTTTCTGAACTTTTTCAAACAGTACAGCTATATCGCCTTGTACGAATGTGCTTTCTTTTAGCATTTGAAAATCTACTTCAACTTGATTCATTCTGTCATCAATGCCTTGAAGAGTGTTTACTATTTCACCAGCAGTTGATAAACCTGTTCCTATTGTTCCCATAAGAGCAATAGCAGTTGCTATCAAACCTATATTATCTTTTATTTTTGCAAACATTACCTATTCCTCAAACCTGTACCGGATGTTCCTTCTTTTTCTAGCTTGGTAAGTTCTTTTCTAATATTCATAGCCATTTTTCTAGCTGTTATTGGGTCTGCTGGTAATCCAGTAATATTTAGATTCATATTCTCTACTGTAACACCACCAGTTCCTTGACCTGTTTTATTAGAGAATACTGATGTACCACCCGGTGTTGACATAATAACTTCTGGTCCTCTTTCACCTACAAGTGATGACCTACCTATAGGAACGTTACCACCTGTGTAATTCTGCATATCTACTCTTCTACCGGTATAGTATCCGCCTTGACCAATTACTCCCATCGTACCACTTTGGTTTTGGGTCTGCGTGTAATGAGGGTTAGCAAACATTTGTATTCCGTTAAAGACATTATTTGTTCTCATTTCTTCAGATATCTCATTTATAACGTTTTTAGTATGGTTCATAACAGCATTAGTATTATTCAAAAAGTTATTTACTGCTTGGTCTTGATATGAGATAAATCCGGCCATCTCTGTATCCATTGCTACCAATACTTCTTGAACGTATGAAGTAGGTATTCCTAACTCTTTAGCTAGACCCATAAACATGTTGTTAAGGTCTGGATACTTTCTTCTTAGTTTATCTATCTCTATACCATTTTGCATTATTTTAATATTATTCTCTGCGACCATTGCATTGTATTTAGAAGTAGCGTCAGCAATTTTTTGGTATCTTTCCGGCTGTACTTTTAATTGGTCATTGTAAGATTCAATAGCAGAAATTATATCTGGTGATAATCCTTCTGCTCTAGATTTAGCGGCTGCTAGTTCTGCTTCAGCTGCTTTAACTTGCAAGTTTAAGATTTTCTTCTCAACCTCAGACATTGGATTACGCATTTCTTCAAGTTCTTCTCTTGCTGCGTCTAGGTCTAAGTTTTCAGCAACTCCCTGTTCTACTGCTAGTTCTAGGAACTTAACTTCTTTTTCTTTGTCTCGTAAAGATTTCTTTTGACGTGCAGTCATCTTACTGCTTAATTTGTCTCTCATCTTATCTAAACTAAGGCTCATCTGTAATATTTCAAGCTCTTCGCTTGCAGTAACGACTCCTTCTTTACCAAATTTATCTATAGCTTCTAGAACAGCTTCACGTGCTAAATCTACTTCTAACTGTTCCTTCTTTCTAAGACTTATTTGAATATCACCAAAGACTATATCTTGTTGCAGTTCAGCAATTTCTTGTTGAGTATCTCTTATTGCTCTATTTCGTTTTTTGATATCTTCCGTCATTCGGAACATTGACAATAAAGCGTTAAGTTCATCTTCTCTTGCCGATGTTGCAGCTTTGACTAGTTGTAGGTTATCAAAATTGATTTGTGCATTTGCTACTTGTACACTATTTAATCCGTTAGTCTCAAGTATTTGGTCTCTAAGCTCTTGAGTTACTAGCTCACCAGTTCCTTGTATACCCGAAAGTTCTGCATTACTATCAACAAACTGCTGATTAAGGTCTGCAAACGCTGGTGCTAAATTTTCATCCCCGAGTCCTCGCAAAAATGCAACAGCTGTACCAAATGCTTCACCAGTGTCTTCTATACTTGATACTTGTGCAGCTAAACCGATTTGTCCTTGACTGATTAATATTGCTATAGCATTAGTAATGAACGATACTCTATCTTCTAGTTCTTGTGCTCCCGCAATAATATCATCTGGGGATATAAATGATACTTGACTTAACTTGCTATAAGCTGTTCCCAATTCTCCCATTTTGTCTATTTGGTCATTGATATAATTAGTAACATCTATTACAACTTCTCCAAAAGCTTTTGCACTATCTGTTGCTACATCGGTGCTTCCATATACTTTTTTAATAACTTTATCAGCTGTGATTGAGTTTCCAATAAATTCGTCTAAGGTAATAGTTGCACCGCCGGTTTCTTTTTGCATAGCATTGTATCTGTCAACTAATGTTTGAGCACTCTCCGCTAAGAAATCTTGTTCTTTATCAATTCTACTCATGCGAACACCAAGTTCTGATAAAGCGGGGACTTGGTTATTTAAAAATCCTAATTGCCTCTTTTGTGTTTTTGTAAATTCATCTGAACCAGCTTCCGCTCTTGAGAATGCACTTTCGATATTAGTTACAGTGTCATTTATAACATTTCCTGCATTAGCAAAAATCGTAGCGTCATCTAATCCTTTAACGGAAATAAGTTGTAATAATCCTGTCAAATCTCCTTTAGCTAGTAAATCTTCTACTATCTGCAATTCTACACCTATAGCTTTTGCTAACTCTTCTGCTAAGTCTCCTTCTTCTCCAAGAGTATTTTTAACAAAACTTAAAGCACTTCCTCCTTGATTACTACCAAATTCAACTTCTGTACCGGCTATTTGAACTGTTTCAATCTTTATTGGGTCTTGTGTCAAGTCTCCTAAAGCTTTATATTGATTACCTAAAACGCTAAATGCAGTAGATATTTTTTCTGCTTCTTTTACAGATATATCTTTCATAAACTTAGGTATGTTCATAAATGCTCTAACACCAGAAATATTTATATCTTCAAGTTCTTCATTAATAATCTCTAATTCTTTTTTATATATTTTTAATATATCTGATGAGAAACCTTCATTTTGCAATTTATTAAATTCTGCTTGTTTTTCTTCTAATTTACTTTGTAGTGGTACGAATGCAGAAGCAGTTTCAAAAAATATTTTTGCTGAAGCTTTGGAATTTTTATTTGCTCTAGCATTTGCCAAACCGAAGACTGCTATAGCTGCTGCTGCAAGAGCAAGTTGAGGTAACATCATTCGTAGTCCTTGGGTCATTTTCATATACGCCATTGTCTGGTTACCTATTAGTTTACGAGCTTTGACTGCATGGGCTTCCTTACTCTTACTTAAAGCAAGATGTTTTATTTCTTGTCTTGTAAGTTCTTGAAGAGCTACTGCTGCCTTACTTGTCTGAGAAGCTACTTTTGCTTGTATAGATATAAATTTAAAGAAGTTGAATATAGGCATAGCCATAGCAAGACCTAGTGTTGCGAAACCAGCAGTAAGAACTTTCATAGAATTAGACATATTAGTAAAACCTACTTCAGCACTCTTCTCATCATCTGCTGCTGCAAGTGCAACACCAGTAAGTGTTTGTGTCAATGCTTTTGCAAGTGGTAAGAATGTATTACCTATTTCTATACGAAGTTCTGTAAAAGCATTCTTCATCAACTTTGTTTGTGATTTTAAAGTCTCGAATCGTTTAGCAGCCTCTTCGTTAAGAGCATTATTAATTTCAAAAGCAGCATTACCTCTAGCTAATGTTTCAGTAACTAGGTCTCCTGCCTCAGATAGAGCTAACAAAGCTCGAATGGTTCTTTGTTGTTTTAAACCTAATGCGTCAAGAACTTCGACAACATTACCACCTTCAGAACTTAATCTTTGTAGTCCTTGTAAAAATATATTAAATGCTTGTGCTGGATTGTTATCAGCTAATTGTTTAAATTGTTCTGGTAATACTCCCGAAACTCTTGAGAAAACATCAAGCTGTTCTTTTCCACCCTGTATAGCTACAGTTAATTGCTGAAATACACGTGCGACGGCAGTACCACCTGCTTGTGATTGAACACCAACAGCTTGTAAAGCAGTAGCAATTGCTAAAGTATCCGCGGCTGTTGCTCCAGCTACTTTAGCACCTGCTGCTAATCGTAATGATGTAGAAAGTATTTCATCTTCAAGAGCTGCGAAGTTGTTACCTAAGTCAACTAATGAAGAAGCAAGTTTAGATATATCCTCATTTCCGAGCTGGAAAATAGTTTTCATTCTAGCTAAACCAAGTGCAGCAGTTTCAGTTGATAATCTAGTCGCTACTCCTAATTTAGATATTGTTTCAATAAATGTTGGAAGTCCAGTTGATTCAATACCTAACTGACCACCAAGTTCACCGATTGCATTTAATTGATTAGTTGCAATAGGTATTTCTGTTGCAAGTTTTCTGACAGATACAGCTAATTGGTTAAAATCTGCTTCTGAAGCGTCAACAGTTTTTCTAATACCTGCAAAAGAATCTTCGAATTTAGAAGCTGCACCGACTGTAAAAGCCATAGTTGTAGCTAAGCCAGCTAATGTTGTTAATGCTGTAGTACCTACTGCACCAGCAAGACCGCCAAGTTTACCATAAGCACCCATGACCGTAGAGGCTAAGTTGTTTGCTTCTTTCGCCGCCTTATTAGTAGCGTCGTCCATGTCTACTTTGAACGAAACAAGAAAAGGAGCTACACCTCCAGATTTAGCCACTTGCTCCTCCTATATCACCCATAATATCATCAAGAGAAACTCGTTGTCTCGGTTTATTTCTGTTATGTTGTTTTCGAAGGGCCATTTTTAACCTATGTGTATCTGCTTGTTCTTTTTTAACAACTTCACCATCTTCAGTCATTTCTAATTGACGATTACGAAGTATGTTATAGAATGTTGAATTTTCATTTGGCATGAAAGAAATTAATCTTAAAAAACGAAACCATTCAACATTAAGTGGTGACTCAATGTTATATAAGTGAAGAAAGTCTGCTTCTAGTGGCCCATAGAGTTCAAGTATTTCTTGAACGGACCAACTTATTTTGGGGCTTCGGAATCCTCTTCTTCCCCTTCAGCTTCAACCTCTTCTTCCGGTTGTGCTGCTAACCCGTATGCTTCTAGTAAGTAAGAAAGCAAATCATTCATTTGCTCCCAAGTCATACCATTGTTTAACATATCATCCAGAGTTTCTTTGCCCACTAATGAGCCAATCCATTCTGGTAATAAGTCCATCGGGATTACATCACCTTCGTTAGCATATTTCATTTGAGCTAACACTGTTCTTGCAGGTAAAGTAGCGGGTAACTCGTAAGTTTTTCCTGCTACTTTAATCTGCAAAGGTTCTTTATCTGCTTCTAAAGCCTTATCAAAGTCTTTAAATTTTACCACTTTTAATATTCTCCTATCTAATTTTTTAGTTAATATCTAACTCGTCAGTATCGTTAGTGTTGTCTACAACTCTGAAGAGATAGTACGCACCGCCGGAGCTACCAACATTTAAAGTTGTGTCTGGTACAAGAACTTTAAATTCTGTAGCCAAACTTACTTTAGCTGGAGCTTTTTGGTGAGCCATAGCAAAAGAGCCAACGTTCACTGCTCGAGGAACGTGGAATTGCCTGTCTGCACCGGCAGGACCATCTGTGTGTAACACAAGAGCATACTCTGTAAAAGAGTCTGACAATGGAGGTAGATATACATCGTATCCAGAAGAGAAGTTTGATGTTTCGTCTTCTGTGATGGTACCGCCACCCATTGCTATTTGTAACTTACCTTGTCCAGCTTGTGAAAGCTCTCCTGTAAGTCTTACTTCTTGTGCTGATTTAAGAGTTTTAATAGGGTCTACTTCTTCTGCGACCATGACATCTTCAAAAGTTTTATCAACTTCTAATGTCCAGCCATCTTCCGAATATCCGACTTCTTCCCAAGCAACAGTCATCCCGGTCGGGGATACCCATGCTCCGGCAGCGTCATCACCCGGAAATGCTAAAGAACTTGTAGTCCTATCTTTGAAATAGAGAACACCTGTACCAATTAATACTTCAGATATTGTTCCTGTTGTATTATAGCTCATTTGTTATCTCCTAACATATCTTATACTTATACTTAATCAGCTGAGCTCAGCCGACTTTTTCAAGTCGATTTCAGCTTTGCCGGTTATTCTTCTTCAGCAATAAAGAAGTCTTCCACTACCTCATCAACAGATTCATTGTCTTCCTCTGTTAATTTGTCATCCGGTTCTTCCTCATTAGATATCAAGACGCTTATGCGCTCTCCGCCTTGATTATATCTATTTTCTTTGAGGCGCTCCCAGATGTCCGAGTCTATTTCAACCCACTCTTCACTACTAAACACGATTCCGCTCACGGTGTCGCGAACTTTACTCTTGTTTAGTAAAGGATTCATTTTTACTTCTACTTTTTTATTTTTTTTACTCATTAGCCAGTTCCTCTATAATACATAGTTAATGATAGCTGATAATGTCCTAATCCTGTTTCAGTCTCTTCTATTCTTTCGGGAGCTGAATTGACTTCAAAACCAGCAATCACACCTGCTGTATTTGATGTTGGCGTCACAACTCTAGTTTGTCCTGTTTTAAAAGCTGCTTCATAAACTGCATTTGCTAATTGATAAGCAGTTGCATAATCTGGTTGAGAAGTACTAGCTCCACCCCATCTACCTGCATAACAATTTACTTGAAAAACAACACCAGCTATTGCTGCGTCACTTGTGTTACTAATTAAACTTCCTCCTGTAGCGAAAAAAGTTAAAAAGGGTAATTCAGCATTTCTTGGTAGTCTCGTAGCAACTCTTGTGCTAACAACATTTGTAATAATTGCTGTATTGACTGCCCATTCGCGAAAAACTATCTCCGCGTCTGGCGGAAAGTTAACATTTTGGTCTGGCTGTACGCCAACTGCTTTTATACCCATTTGGAAAATTATATCACTTAAAAGTCGAAATCCATGTTAAGAGCGTCATTGAACAATGAATCAACATCAAATGAACTCGCCATATCCTTAGCTAATTGTTGTCCTTTTCGACTTTGAATGCTTTGAAAAGACACATAAGGTCTTTTACCCTTTTTCTTTGAGCTGCCTGCGTCACTTCTACGCTTTCTTGCTTTTATTATTAACTTATTACCATCCTGCTTGGTAGATAAATTGTATACTTCTTTCAGTAATTCAGCACGTCGAGCACCTCTAGCAGTGTCTTCTCCTGTGTTCATATTGTTAAATATCTTAATATATCTCTCTGTATCGTTTAATAATCTCTTAGGAGCATTCTTATATTCAGCTTGCTTTGATAGGTAATTACCTACTTTGTTAAATACCTTCTTATATTTCTCTCCACCTTCGGTTAAGCTACCGCCTCCAGATTCAATAAATACTTTAGCTGCCTGTGAAACAACTTTTGCATTGTCAGTCTTTCTTAGTGGTACAGTCATAGATATATTCATATTCTCTGGTATTGCATTTAAACCTAGTTCTGCTGCTAACTCTTTACTGTAAAAAGCGCCATGAGCTGAATCTATTCTTGGACCCGGTATTCTCTGCTCCATTTGAGACAAGAAACTATGTCCTCTAGATTCTCTATCAAGCATATAACGTTCACTAAGGAAGTCATTTGTTTTTGTATTTTTAAGATAGTCTGGTTTATATTTCTTAAGAGCTGTTTTCTGATTTCTTTGCTTAGCTATTCTTAGCCACTCGTTATAGTATTTTTTAGAATTAGACATACCAACATTAACTTTACTACTTAAGTTATACGCTTTTTTATATTGCTTTCTTGCTACTTCAATAGCTCTTCTGACAAAAAACGTAGGTTGTATATATTTAGTCTTAGGTATATATTTATCTTCTTTTCTACCGCTATACTGACCTCCAAAACCTTTTTTATCTGGATGACTAGTTCTTTGATAATACGGTATGCTTCCACCAAATTCTACAGCCCATATCCATGGAAAATCGGGACTTCCGCCTACTTGTATCTCTGCGTCAAAGAAACTTCCTTTATCCCAATCTGGATGTGCTTCTGTTCCTTTATTTACATGTTTTCCTATTGTAGGTTTAAAGTCTCTTCTTATAATAGAGTTTTGTAGAGCAAGATAAGATTGACCGGGTTTTGTGAACCCAAATACATCTCTGTGTTCATATTTAAATTTAGAATCTTCCGGTGCTAAGTTCTTTACTCCCAGTTTGTTGAATTCTGATTTTTTAGTCATTTTGTCAAAGTCAATAATCTGATTTTGATATTTAGCAGGACCATCTGTCATGCCTAGTAAAAACTGACCACTTGCTACGTCCGGTGCAAAAGCTCTAATATTCATTTCTGTTTGAACTAACATCATCTGTGCTTTTTGTAATACATTGTATTGTTTTTTCATATGAGCATTAGCTGCTGAGCCATTAATTTTCATTTTACCCGAAACGAAAGCTACAGCGTTATTCTGAAAGTTTCTAAATCTTCTGTTTGAAGACAACCCTTTACCTATACCTATACGAAGCATACGAGAAGGTAAAGGTCCTAGACCTAAAGGCTGTACTAATGCGTTAATACCTAAACCAGATAACTTACCAACACCAACACGGCTGGCTCTTTCCGTTAAAGGAGAAAGCTTACCGCTTTCTAATGCTTTAGTTATAGCCTTACCAGTACCCATCATACGAGCTGCTGGGTAAATTAAGTTACGAGCACTAGCAAAGTTTTGTACTACACCTAGGTTTCTAACACCCGGCATTTGTTTCAAAGTACCAGAAGTTTTACCATATCTATATAAGAAGTTTTGAAATGTGTTAGTTTGTTTGCCTTTAGGTTTATTACCTTTAGTTAAAGCTTGATAGGACTTATTATCTATCCATTTACGCGCAGATTGTCCTAGTGTGTTACCCTGTTGGGTTTTTATATATTCTTCGACCATTCCGTCGCTAGGCATATTAAGTCCTTACTAGAGACTGAATAAATTTATAACACTCTTTTCCGTATCTGTCTAATACAGGTTGAACTGTAATGATTTCGTGATATGTTCCACTTCTGTTCATCCTATCCCCCGGAGTTACTGTAACATTTGGTTGTATGTAAACTCTAAATGTTTCAATAGTAGTATTACGTCCGTCTCTATCCTCTTCAGCACCTAATGACTCAAATTTAGCTCTGATACTTGTAGCACTATCTGCCCAAGAGTCAGAAGGTAAACCTCTTTCGTCTATGTTTGTGTCTGAAACAGATTGAATTGAAATTGTCTCTGGTAAATGTCTGCTCTTTAAACCCATAGCTACATTTTACAACAAAAAGTTATAAAAATTGGTTAAGCATGTCTCCCATCATCATTTCTTTATAAATTATGCTATAAAGCATATTGTTCTTACCTAGAACATGAGGATTGTATCCAGTTTCTTTATTGTATGTTTTTACAATATTTAGTAGCTCTACACACAGTTGTTCATATATATTTACTATCTTGGAAAAATCTTTTGACCATTGTGCATTGTTGTCAAGATTAAAAATTACAAAACACCTAAAACCATTTAGTAATATACAAGTAATAGCTTCATGGAATTTGTAATCTTCTTTTTTACCTATCATTGGGAATTCGTAAGCTTTTTGCTTATAAGGTAGAGCTAGACCTAGACTTCCTAGACTTCCTAACTTAGATGGCCAAAACTCTATTGTTTTTGTATTTATGAAATCGTGTAGGTAAAGTATGTCACTAATAATCGGAGCAAAAGCTTTAAATACATTTGGGTCACTCTTGTATGTATCAATAACTTCTTGTTTATTCCAGTAAGAAATAGTTGGTTGGTTATTTGAATCTGTACCATAAACATTATTTCTCAATAAATTTATGTAGCAAAGCACGTCTATCAAATCAATCTTATCTACATATTCAGTACTATCTACAATTTGTTTAAGCCAGTCAAGTTCTTTTTCATCAATCGTTATGTCTGTTTTGTTTGTTATCTTAGAATCTAAACTCTTAATAATTTCTGGTATAACTTTAGGCTCAAATCCAGTAATTAACTTAACTCGTATAAATATTTTGTTTCCTATATCTTCTTTTGACATAGAACGAATAATTTCATACAAATTAGCACCATCAATAATCCCCTGTGTCTTGTCGTCCGATATAGTCAAAGCTGCTCTGTTTACCCCTTCTGAGATATCTACTGTATCTGCATATATAGTTATACCTTGATTTTTAAGATGAAAGTACCCTTTTTCGCCAAACTCTTCTGTGATTGATAATTTTACATCGTCTATCACTTGACTATCTACATCAAGAGTATTGCAATCGGGATGAATAGGTATAATTTGTTTTACACCGGGTCTATCGATAGTTAATTCACGCAAAGGGACGTATAAATTTACTACATAACTTTTTTGATGTAGAGGGTCTGGATTTACAGAATAAGAATTATAAGATAAAAAGTATCTATTTGGTCCTTGTAGTACTTCTTCAGTACCTTCATCTTTTACCATCTGTATTTTATTTTCTTTGCTTTTTGATAACTTTTAAAAGATTTCTCAGATAAATTACTAGGGTCTTTTTCCCAATCAACATCTATAGGTGTTTCAAATCTTACATTCTTGCTAATAAGTCTTTTAGTATCTGATTGACACTTAGGACATTTAATTAAAGGGTCTTCGTGTATTGAGTAAGTTACTTCAAATTCAAAGTAACATTTATGCAGAATACATTGATGTTCATATCTGGGCATTTCTTCTTCTTATCTTCCTTTTATTATTTTTATGACAATCTTTACAAAAGATTTTATAACCATCTTGTGAATTAGGATTTCTACTAAATTCAGATGTCTTTTTTTCTTTTGTGCAAGAAATACATGTTTTTAATTTTTCATCACCGAGTTCTTCTTTTTTTTCTTTTATTAAAGCTAGGCAGGGCATACAGAATTTAGTATATCCATCTAGATATTTTTGTGTTCTTTTAAAATCTTCTACTGCTAACCATTCACGACAGTATTTGCATTCTTTCTCAATTGGGTCTTTTAAACTCTTAAGGGCTTCTTTTTGTGCTTCTTCTACACGTTGACGTAAACCTTCTTCGTCTTGTATCCAAGTTTTAAATCTTTCTAAACCAATTGTCACCTCTTCATAAGTTCTAGGTGTAGTTAAACCACCACGTCCTGTTCTAATAACCTCAAGGATAGCTTCTGCGGTTTCCTCATTGTAAGCACCACGTTGTGGTACTCCAGATTGTATTCTAAGTTGACGAACTCTTTCGTGTGTTACGCCCCATTCATCAGCCCATTCTTGTAACATTTTGCTGGGGTCTTGTGTAAAGAATTCTGTTGCTTCTTCCAGAGACGGAGCTTTTCTATGTACCATAGTCTAATTATACAAAAAATCTGCTTTTAAACGGGTTTAACATAGCCATATCTGAATTGCTTAATACAGGTTGTAAATTCTGTATAACTACATCTCCAAATGCTACGTCGTAATCTCCTACTCTCTCGGTTATGGCTACATCAAAGTTTGTTGTTGATGTATTATCTTCTAAGTGTGAACGAACTACTCCTGTGTCTGCTTTTGCAGAGACTTGTAATGATGTCATTACTAATCTTGCAGCAGCACGAGCAGCTGTAAATTTTATTTGGTCTGGTATATCTGCTGAGGCATATCCTCCAACATAAGTAACTACTATATTTTTAGGTTTGATTCCAGACCATCGTATAGCAATTCTATTAAGTCTTCCATTATCATAATGAACAAAGTCTTTAGTATTACCGGAGGTAAGTGTATTACCATCTTCAGTAAGAGAAGTAATAGACGCAATAGGTATGTGTCTTAGAAATAAATCTTTTTGTTCATTACCGTCAAATGTTTCTACAAACGTTGCTTGTTCAACATCATGACCAAGATACCGCTTAATAGCAGCTTCAACGTATGGTATGAAAGTGTTTGTAACGTGACCTTCAATGGTAGTACTTAAATCTATCTCTAGAAAGGTCTCTACATCACTAGCGCTACAAAGAGCCATTTAAGACTCCTTTATTTATCTTCGGATGGTTTGACAGCTTTGGTTTCGACTTTTTTCTTAGGTGCTGCTTTTTTAGCTGGAGCTTTTTTCTTCTTGTCAGAAGTGCTTTTCCAACCTTGCTCTTTTAACCATTTCTCTGATACTTCTTTTCCTGCTTGTGCAATCTTTGAAGCACCAGATTTAGGTAATTCTGCTAGAGAACCCTCGAAGAAGGAGCCATCCTTCATCTTCCAAATTGTCTTTTCTGGTTTAATAATTGACATAATAAAATCATTTTACCCTATAAAAAGAAGAAAGCCGGTTTTACCCGGCTATCTTCAAATTCCGTACTAACAGATATTACATATTTGTTAGTTTGTGGAAAGCTGCTTCTCTGTAAACAGGGAAACCAACACGCATTGTTGCTCTAATAGCAAGCATGTTCTTTGTGAAATAATCACTATGAGAATCTGTTACCGCTAAATCGATACCTTGTCTCATAACAACATTACAAGCTTCACCGCCACCGAATTTACCAACAAGAACAGTTCCTGCGGCAATTGCGGTAGTAGGAATAACTTTAAGTCCCCAGATTTGTGCTGAAGGACCTGCGCCCATTCCACCAGCTGCTACGAAAAGTGGTGACTTTTCTGCATATCCAGCGGATGAAGTTCCAGCGAAATCAGCACCGACTGATGTGACAATGTCATTCCAGTCATTTGGGTGCATGATAATTGCGTCTGGTTCTGTGAATGCGTTCACTCTGATATCTGTGATAGCACCATAAAGTGCACCAATTTTACCAAGAGTTCCTGCATAGGAGCTAAAGTCTGTGCTTCCTACTGATGCTTTACCAGCGTCTAAGATACCTTCTAAGTTAGGAGCAGTACCATTTCCACTAAGGAGTTGGCTGTCCAATCTTAGACGAATCATTGTTTGCAGTCTACTGTTAATGTATCCTTGGATACCAGCTTCGTCTGCTACTAGTTCATCAGTAACTGGGATAAATATACCCAATTTACGGATAGCTTCTGTTTGCTCTGTGAAAGCTAATGCAGCTTCACCAACAGCAGAACCTTCAGCTGCTTCAGCAGCATTGTTTGTGAAGGTTGTTTCCTCAAGGTATGAGAAAGCATTTTGGTCTGTGTTGATTACATCAAATAATGATATAACAGCATTAGGGTCTCTGAGAGCCGATTCTAGAATCCCGGTTTGTCGTAAAACCTCTGGTGGATAACCAGTTGTGTTTAAAGTTGTTTTTGTCTCAATTTTTGAGTCAACACCTTTAACGCCATTGCTTACGTAATTTTTGTAAGCGTCGGATTCTGTAAATAGCTGCCCAACAGTTTTAACTTCAGCTTCGTTAGAAGCTAAAGGCATTTCTGCAACTGGTTTTGAATCTTCTTGAAGAGCCTTTTCATTGGAAGCTTTTTTCTTCTCAATGCCTAGGTCATCAACTAATTCAGCAAGTTCGTCGTTACGTGACTTAATTTCCTCTTTTTGTTCAGCGGAGTACTTGCCGTCTTCTTGTGACTCAAAAACAGATTTTAATTCTGCTCTTTTAGCAGCAATTTTATCCATGAGTTCGTTTTGATTACTCATTGTTAGATTTCTCCAATCTATAATTGCTTATACTTCTTCTATTTGTTCGATTAAGGATTCAGCAATTAATTGCTGTGCCCTTACCCACTCTGCGTCAAATTCCTCATCGTCAAGTGATTCAGTGTTATCCTCTGGAGTTTCTTCTTCAGCAGCTTCTTCTTCCGGTTCTTCTTCAGTAGATTCCTCTACTGGAGCTTCTTCCTCAGTAACTTCTTCGACCTCAGTTTCAACATCAATAGTATCAGTTGAAGCCTCAGCTACCTCTTCTGTTTCAGCTGGTTCATCTTCCACAGGTTCTTCGTCTATATCTGACAATTCTAAAGCACCCTCAGTTCCGATATCTCCGATGAACTCGTCAATTTCGGTCCAAGCGTCGTTCAAGTCGTCTGCGACTGCACGAAGTGCTTCAGTGGCTTTTACGCCTAATTTTCTCCCGTCTTCGCCACGGAGCATTGCTATTGCTTTTGCTCGGGCTACTAAGTCATCCAATGCAGCAAGCACATCTTTGACTTCTTCAGAGAAAGACTGTGAGCCTTCCTCAGAAACTTCTATATCTTTTTCAGATTTACTTTCGTCATCATTGTATTCTTTCATACAACTTCCTCCACTTCCATACTTGCAATCACCTTTAATTTTTTCCCCAGAATCAGATTTTGTATCATCTTTCATACAAGGTCCGCCATCATGGTATTTACAAGATTTCATTTCTTCAGCGTTCTCTTCTTTTTTTGCTTTCTTAGCTTCGCAAGTACCGCAACATTCATCATCAAACTCTTCTTCGGGGTCAGCTACTTTTGCTACTTCCTTCAATAGTTCAGTATTTGATTTAATTGCGAGTGTATAGGTATCTTGATTTGCTCCAACAAGAACAGGAGAGACTTCATAAACTGTTAAGTCTTTTAAATATCTAGCGTTGGTTGTTCCATCGCTATCTTTGAATTTTTCAAATTCTGAATCGTTAACTTTATAGCCGAATGACCATTGTTGCATATCGCCCATATTCTTAACTAGATTGTAAGCTTCTTTACCAGACTCTGTGTCCATAAAGAACTCACCTTTAAAAATTGCTTTGTCGTCATCTTGAGCTATAGTTCCTTTACCAATAGGCATATCCCATTTGTGAGACCATACCATAGGTACTTGGTCATTTTTAAACCCAGATTTTACTGCGCCCGGTACTACGACATCCCCATCACTATCGAGGGAATTGAACAAGCTAAAGACTGCTTCTACTTGACCGGACTCGTCTTTTAACTCTATGTCTATATTTTTAGATTCGTTATTCATACATCCTTCAATCGTATATTATATAATATATATTTCAGATGTGCGTCTTTTACTATTTTATATTAAGAATTGAGAATTGAGTTTTTTATTGTCTAAAGTCTGATATTATTCTGAGCTGTGAAATAAGCACTTTCACACTTCTATCTGTCTTCTGATGGTCACCATTTTCTAAACGAGCGTATACCATAACAGTTGCTTCTTCATCATTTACTGATGTAACAATACCGTGAACAATTGAAGGTGGGTCTGGGTCTTTCTTGATTGACCAACTGACGGCTTGGCCTACTCTAACTGATTCTGCTTTAGTACCAGATTTCTTAGAAGACAATGGATGTGAACTTGGTAGTAAGTCTTGGTCGTAAGGTTTTCTTCTAAATTTACCAGTTCTTAGTGCTCTTATAAAACCGTTGACACGGGCCATTGCCCACTGGTCAGCAGATGTAACATTACCTCTTACTGAACCGGGGTTAGTTCTGTATGCACCAACACCTCTGTTGAATACTGCAATAAGCATTCTTAGTGTTGCTCTATGTTTAGGATTCTTAGAGTTATGGTCTTCTACTTTATTAGTAAGAGCGGTTCTAACTCTATCAGATACTGCTTTTAACAAGTAATCTTCTGCTATATCAAGAGATTTTTTTCTACGTTCTCTAACAACTTTTTTGTAATCATTAACAACTGACTTCATTTGTGAAACACCACCAGCAGTTACACCTCCCCATTTCATAACAGCAATAGTTCCGTTAAGTCTGTTATTTTTCTTGTGACGATTCATAAAGCGTTCTCTTCTCTTAACCCAGTTAAGTACTGACTCACTTCTATCTCCGCCTTTGTAGGCAGTCCATCTGTTGTAAGCGTCATTACCAGTAAATGAAGTAGGAGGATTACCACCGGTACCTGCTCTTCTC